TGATGCTGTTCTTCACATGGTTGCGATGAGGGAGCAGGCTAGACTCTGATTTGATGATTGGAAATCCGGGTTCGGAGCAACCATTTCAAAATGTTCGTTTAAAGTAATGATTTATACTTCACAAGGACAATAAATAGGCAGTACAGTTTTTCAACGTATGAAGCGAAGAAGCTCGACAACTTTTATGATAGTTTTCATCGCTATCGTATACAGCATTTCACCATGCTTTCCTTCAAGCTCTTATTCTGTCTCCTACTTTCTCCTTAAGAACTTCAGTAGTTCAGAAAAATATCGGCTTAACGTCGTTATACCCGAATCGCTTTACGAATATTACCGTGAGAAGTCCCATAGACAAGCCTCTATTCAAGACTTTTCAAAATTTATAACCCCCTATCCTCTTCAACCCGTGGCGGATAGGCTTTGGGAGATATATAATAACCCCGAGGATTTTGCGAACGGGGTCCTGATGTTAGTGCATCAGATACCGTACAATGCAACATTGCCCGCTAAGTATCCCGTCGAGACAATGGTTGAAAATGTTGGAGATTGCGACTTATTCAGTTACATTGCGGCCTCAATAATGAAGGCGGGTGGACTTGACGTTGTTCTTTTATACTATGAAGACGAAGCTCACATGAATGTCGGTGTGCGTCTTCCAACCACGCCTCAAAACGCAAGAACATCAGTCTCTTTTGTTACATACAATAACATTCGCTACTACATAGCTGAATGCACCGGAAACAACTGGGCGACAGGCTGGAGAGTGGGTGAATGTCCAGAAAGTTTGAGGCAAGCTTCATGTAAAGTAATTCCACTTGAAGAATGTGAAGAATGGGCTCCTGGCCAAGTGTCTGCAAGCTACAGTGTCTTACAACCCTCAGCAATCTCCTTAACAGCGTCTTCGAACTTCATCATAGAAGGAAGCACCATCACATTGTATGGACAACTTTCACCAGGGATGATGGACAAGTCAATAACAATTTATTTCAAAACGGGAGGCTCTCCATGGGATGTTTTGGCTGTCGTAAAGACAGATTTAAACGGGAAGTTTTCTTACAGCTGGAGTGCAAGGGGAACTGGAGTTTTCTATTTCCGGGCAAGCTGGTCTGGTGATAACGGATACGCGGGGGCAGACAGCCAGATAGTGGTATTAACCGTAATGTCTGGATTCTTTGTAGCTATTATCATAGCGGCAGTAGCCATAACCTTTTTGGGTGTAGTCCTTTTGGCATTGTCTCGTGAGTTTAATGTGGCTGGTGAGCTAGAACTTCCCAAAGTTTAAGTTAAAGGAAAAGCTTTTACATTCGGTTACTGCAGTCTATACATCAAATTTGTCGTGTTGAGTGGTAAATAATGTTTATTGTGTTTATCATAGGAACAGCCGGATCTGGAAAATCAACGCTCACTGCAGCTTTCAGCGAATGGCTAAGAATGTCTAAGCAAGATGTTTCGATAGTAAACTTGGATCCGGGCGCTTTAAACCTACCTTACACTCCAGATGTCGACGCTAGAGATTATGTGGACGTAGAAAGCATTATGGAAAAATATGGGCTGGGGCCGAATGGTGCTCTGATAATGGCTGCTGATTTGCTGGCGGAGGAGGTTGAGGCCATTTCGAAAGAAATTGAAGATTTAAAGTCTGACATAGTTTTAGTGGATACTCCTGGGCAGATGGAGCTTTTCGCCTTCAGAGCCAGCGGCCCCTACATTGCAAGCGAGCTTACAAAGGAGCCAAAAGCCATAGTTTACCTCTTTGACGCTGTTTTCTCGTTAAACCCACTAAACTATGTTTCAAACCTCTTTCTTTCCGCAGCAGTTTACAGCCGCTTTTTCCTACCGCAGGTGCACGTGCTCTCTAAATGCGACCTACTCTCCGAGAACGATGTTAACAAAATTGTAGACTGGTCTGCAAATCCCAAGACTTTGGAACACGCAATTGAACAAAAACTTGAAGGAACAAAACGTTTGTTAAGCAGAAACATGATGAAAGCCGTTTACCAGCTTGGCCTGCGTTTTCTCTTAATACCCGTATCAGCTAGAACAAATGAAGGGATGGTAAACTTTAACATGGCCTTGGAGCGAATACTAGCAGGTGGAGATAAATACACATACTAACGGCATTTTTAACAGTCATCGAAAAGGGTCCACGCTGCAGCGGTAGCTCCATACTCAGCTAGATCTATTGAATCTGCGCCGCTGACGATTATAACATCGTTTTCTTCGGGCTGGAAGACTTTAATGATACACTCAGCGGTTTTCGGAAAATCGCCAGCGAAATCCATATCCACCGATGGCACCGTAAGCCGGCCATCTTTGTAGACGAGCGTCACCGCCCCCCTTGCTCCGACTTTTACAGCGGAATCACGTTGCTCCATCCCTGACCTAATCTTATGCCCGCAGTTTTTTGCTAAAACCGCAAAATTGTATTTGGCATCTATGAGTTTGAAGTCCTTTACTTCCGCTTTTTTCAAAAAAGTTTTCTTGTACTCCTCCCAAATTTTACGCCCCTTCTCCGTCAGGGTGCAACCAATTCTTGACGTTGAAATCAAACCCGTGGCCTTCAGACGGTTAATTATTGTCCGTGTGGCACCTTGCCCTATCCTAAGCTCCTCGGCAAGCTTTGTACGGCCTATAGATCTCTCAGCGATGAGTTCAAGGGATTTCAATACATGTAAAACAGAAAATGTTGGAGCTGGACCTGGAGCCTTCTCCTTTGAAATTCTTTCTAAGAGTTTCTTAATGCGCGGCATAAGTTCACAACTAATATCCAGCTAGCTCATAAATTATAAGAATTACCCAGAATTGATCACTTTCTCGTGTAATACTCCCTTACGACACCTGCTGTCAATGTGATAAGCCCTACTGCCAGCAAATATATTAGTGGATAGATGAAAACTGAAAGCATAGACTCATAAGTTATTGTGGACGGCAGCATAGGTGAGAAGAACACTGTAATCCATGTGATTACAAAGGCTGCAATACAACCTATGCCCAATCCAACCGACAACCCGTGAATAAAGCTGCTCCTATCTTCTTCATGGCGCGTTTTGTTCCCTTTTTGTTTTTCCTCAGTCTCTTTGATTTCTTCCTCCCTTTCTGTCTTCTCTGATTCTTTAACAGCTTGCTCGTTAAATGCTGATTCCTTAACTTCTATTTGCTCGCTTTCCACGGTTAACGCCCTTTTCGTGATTTGCTATTGGTGAATTAATAAAACTATTCGTCTTTGGATTATTATTTTGAATAAGGATTGCAAATCTAGATTTCACTTTAATCCAACTCTCTCCACAGGTCGGGGCGTCCAATCAGTCGCCTTGCTTAAATGGAGGGCCCGCGCCAAGGTAACTTTCACCTTGACGAACGGCGGGCGAAAATACTGTTGGCAGGCTGACGCCATCATTATTCGCCGAGCGGACGTTCTAAAAGTTCACGACTACGCCCGGCAGCACTGTTGCCTCCGCGACTACCTGCTTATCCGACTTCCAATGAAAATCGGCTTGAGAACAGGGGAAATATGCAGCCTCCGCGTTGAAGACATAAACTTTCAAGAGAGAACTTTCCAGGTTTTGGACAGCAAAAAGAAAAGATTGTATCCGCTGCCCCTTGACGCTGTAACGCTTCAGCTTATCCAGGACCTTGTTGGATCCCGCCGCGAAGGCTACGTTTTCACGCGGGACGTTTACAGCAGAAGCTGGAGCCATGTTAAAGCCGGTTTGCCTCTGAGGGTTGGAACAGTTGAGGTTCGAGTGAAAAGGATCGCTGAGGCTGCGGGCGTTAAAGGCTTCACTCCAAGGCTTCTAAGGCACTTTTTCGCGGCTGAGTGGCATAGGCGGGGCGGAAGCCTTGAACTTTTAAGGCGAATACTCCGCCATAAAAGCCTCGCCTACACCCAGTTCTACTTAAGCCGCCTCGTCTATTTTGAAGATTTGCAGGGCGAATATCAGAAGCTTCAAAGCGGGCCAATATTGGACGAGGCTTATACACCGAAGCAGCCCCCGCAAACCCAGGTGACGCAGCCAACCCTTCCAGAAGTTTGCCGAACATGCGGCAACCTTCCAATCTGCAGGCTTGTGGATCAAATGCCCGTCTGGGCCACCGGCTGCCGATACTATAAAAGGGAGGTGGTTTCAGTTGAAAAAAACCGTTTTAGCCCACCATCGGCAGCCGGACGGGGCCCTATGCACATTCAACCCTAAGTCCGGCGTTTACGACCAGCCCGTTGAAAAATGGATGAGGCGGGCGCATTTAGACTGGAAGAAAAGGCTGGAAAAACTGGAAAGGAGGGTTCTCGATGCAGCGGGGAAAAGTGTTGAATGAAGCTCAGCTGTTGGCTGAAAGGATCAGCGACGCCTACGCTGAGGTTGGCTTGAAACAAATTCCCACAGACGGAGTTAACTTTGTTTTCGTTTTGATGAGAAGAGACGTTGACCAATTTCACTACGTTATGGTTGGGTTGGCCAATCCGCTTGATATTATCAACGATATTTTCAACACTTTAGTTGACGCGGGGATAATGAGCCGAAGGCTTGCACGTGAAACTGTGCTGAAATGGGTTCTTGAACAGCTTGAAAAGGAGAGTTCCAAATGAAAGCCCGCAAACTCATTGAAGACCTCATAAACACAAGGGAGTTTCAAAAGTTCTGCGACAGCTTTTGCCCACATAGGCGTGAAGGATCGCCGGCATGATTGCCAGTTTTTCTGGTTCCGAGACTGGGTGACCGTGAATGGTTGAGGCGCAGAAAGCTGTGATAAGTGTTGAGTGTTACTGCCCAGCTATTGATGACATGGTTATTATGATCGTTGAAGGCTCCGTTTACGGCAACGTTGTCCAAGGCACTGTGCTGGACTGCAGCCTCAACCACAAAAACTGCCACGCCCGGAAGTCACCGTATTGTAAGCTCGGAAAACCCACAATGATGAGCGTGAGGTAACATGCCCCGCTGTGTTGACTGTGCCAACTACCGGAAAAAGGACGGCTTCTGCAGCTGGTGCAACGCATACGTCACGCGAAAAAGCGCTGAGAAATCGTTGCGGTGCGACGGTTTCGCCCGCAGGAAATCTTCCCGAGGAAAGTTGGAGAAAGTTTTGGAGGTGAAATAAGATGCCGTTAACTGAAGAAGAATTTGAAAAACTTTACAAAGAACTTTACGAATATATTGCCCTAAAAAACAAAGACGAAGTTTCCAACATTATCCAAAAATATGTTATCCTTGGTCCTGTGACTATTGAAACGGTTTCAAACAAGATACCTGAAGACTTGCGTAAAATGCTTGTGTTTGAAGACAAAGGCGATTATATCAAGATAACTAAAGCTAGGTATCTCGATACGGAAAACTTCAAGCGAGTAGCCGAAATTGTCCGTAAAATCGGCGGAGACTACGTTAGCGCGGGCAAAGAAAGCCACTTCCGCATACCCAAAAAGAAGGCGTAACAATGACCTGCGTCTGTAAAGGCTTATGCAAAACTTTTCCGTCGCCGCCAAGAGGACGCGGACTTTACAAAACTCACTATTACTGTGGCAGGTGTGGTCATCCAATTCCAAAAAACGCAGCGATTAGATCACCCCTCGGCCCCGTCTGCCCCTGCTGCCATTCCCGTTTAAGGCGGAAGGCGAAAGCGCACAACCGGGCTAAGCCAATTATTGAACCTTTATTTTGGCCGGAATAGCTTGTCTCCCCCATCCGCCCAATGAAGGTGAAAACATGTTGCAACAGCCCCTCGAAGACCTAATCGAGGTTTTAGACAAGCAAATTGTTGGAGACTACAAAACCAAAGTTAGCGTTTTGTTGACGGGCGTAAGCGCTTACACTCCATGCCCGCTAAACCTCTATTTGAGGGGGACACCCGGCAGCGGTAAAAGCTACAACGCCACTCGTGTTTTGCGGATTTTCCCGAAAGAAGACGTTTGGAAGATTGGAAAGCTTAGCCCAACAGCGCTTGTCCACCAGAGGGGCGAATTATACAGCGAGGACGGCTGCAAACTTGAGATGCCGAAACGCGAGGAATACGGCGACTTAAACGAGTATAGGAAGGCGCGACGCGAATACGAGGAGAAAGCTAGAAGCGGACATTACCGCGTCTTCATGCATGGGAAAATCCTGCTGTTTCTTGATGCACCTCACCCAGAAACCTTCCACATGTTGTATCCGATTCTAAGCCATGACGAGTGGGAAATCGACTACCGCATAACCGAGAAAACCAAGTGGGGAGGCCTTCAAACCAAACATGTGAAAATCGTCGGCTGGCCCGCAACGGTTTTCATAAGGGGCCGAGAGGAAACCGTTCCGGAAGAGTTTCGCCGCCGCTGCCTCATAGTTTGCCCCGAAGAGGGGAAGGAAAAGGTTGAAAAGGTTAACGCTTTAACGCATAAATTGAACGCTTACCCGTGGACTAAACGGGAAATCGAGCTTGACTACGACCGGGCCAGAGTTTGGCTTTCAAACTTGAAAGCGAACCTTCTGAAGCTAGCGGACATCTGCATACCCTTCGAGGACATTGACAAGTTTTACCCGGCTGAAGTAACCGCGGACATGACTGAATTCAGCTTTCTCGAAAACTTCATCAAAACCATCGCAGCCCTCAACTATTACCAGAGGCCCCGCCTGAAAACCGACATGGGCGAAATCCTGCTAGCGTCGGAAAGCGACGTGAAAGACGGCTGGGCAATATTCCTAAACCTTTTCGAAACAAGCAGAACAGGCCTAAGCCAGCACCTTTTAGACTTCTACTACAAGTGCCTAGTGCCGCTTGGAAGCTTCCACACCAGCGAGGCTGTCGAAAAATACAATGAAACCTTCAAGCCTCGGCGCAGCAAGCGGACCATTGAAAACTACCTCAAAATCCTGGAGGAAACCAGCTACCTGACCAGCGACGAAGACCCCAACGACAAACGTAAACTGATCTACAGGGCGATCCAAACACAGAAATTCGCGCAAAACCACGCAAATTCCGATTTTGCGCGAATTTTAACCTCCGATTTGCAAGAAAACTTTGAAAAATGGCGCAAAAATTTGCGAAACAATTTCCCTATTAATATAATAAATAAAGAGGATGGAACAGAAAAACCCGTCACGGTTGACCAGCTTCACACATATATAATATATAATAAGACGTGTTTGCGCAAATTTTACAGCGTCTTTTACAGCCCTATTTTGGAAAAGAAACCTGAAATTCACGCAAAAATCGATTTTGCGCAAATTTACGCGAATTTGAAGCGTTTGGACAGAGTCGATAGGAAGATTCTTCCAACGGAGAAGTGTTGCCTCTGCGGTAAACATCCAGTAGACTATCAGGTTACATGGCTAGACGGCTCTTGGGACTTACTATGCGAAGAATGTGGAAGACAACTCGAAAAAATACACCAAGAGGGCAAACTAAATGGTGAAACCGAAAACTGATGAGGAATTAATCCGTATCGCGGAAATTTTGCTTGACAGTTCTACTCAGAAGGCGCTTAGAGGCTTAGCATACCTGAGAGTTCTAAGGGATAGAATGAACAAGCGGGTGGGAAGCGCACAGTTCACTTTAACACATGTTAACACGCCAGAGTTTGGGACAAGCAAAAAGAAAAAGTGGCATCTGATTCCGCCCAAAGATGAACATAGTAATCCTGAACATCATATTATCGCTAAATGTTTCCATTGCGGTGAAATCTTCGAGAAGACAAACGAGTGTAAAAAGTGCCATCTCTACATTTGCCCTAAATGCGGAAAATGCGGTTGCCAGCTAAGCGAAGAAGCGAGAAACGCGGTTTATTGCGTGCTTGAAAGCGTGTTTGGATACGTTCAGCTTGGTAAAAGCTATTGGAGAGGTTGATGTTGAATGTGTAGCCGCGAGTTTGAACGTTTAAGGCGGATGCAAGAGGAAGCCGAAAAGCTTCCCAGGAAAGTTGCCATAGTCTGTAATTACCACGTGTGGTGTAACGGCGTCGGCGACTGTGAGAAATGCCCGTTTCTGTTGGAGTTGAAAATTGTGGATTTGGACAAGGTTGACAAGGTTTTTGGGGAGTGTGGGGAAACAAGTGGCGTGCAAACTTGTCCATGTGAAGGCTGACAGAATCTGCAGAATCTGCGGCTCAGTAATATTGAAGGGGGAGAAAGCCTACCAGATCAAAAGGTCCAGCGGATACCGCTACGAATGCGTGAAATGCCATCGAAACTGTGAAAACTCAAACTTGGTTTACAGCCCCTTCTTCAAAGCTTGGTGGAAGCGGATCGATTTGCCTGAGGGCCCCGCCATACTGTTCAAAAAGCGAAACGTCTATTAGATGATTCCTTCCCGTTTTCTTTCGGGCTTCAATGACGCATTTTGACAAAGCGCTTGTAATTGGCGACATGCATGTTGGAAGCAAATATGCTCTGATGCCTCGATTTTTCCGCAACTATCGGGCCAACAGCGTGCAACGATATATTCTCCGAAAATGGTTAGAAATGAAGGAAAACGTTGGAAAAATACCACTACTAATCCATCTCGGGGACCCCATTGAAGGCCTCGGAGAAAAAGAAAAGGGCAAATATGTTTGGACCACAGATTTAGACATGCAAGTTGAATGCGCAGCTGAGCTTGTCAAAATGCTGGACTATGACGCAGCTGTGTCCGTCAGCAGTAGCCAATACCATTCAAACGTTAACCCCGACACTGACAAATATTTCGCGGACATGATAGGTGCAAAACTTGATTTTGAACACTTCTTGGATCCTTGGGGAAATGGGTGGAGAATACATGTTCAACATTACATTCCCGTAAGTTCAAGTGGAGCATGGCAATACCGCACCACGCAACTAGCTACGGAACTTGTCGCCGCCTTGTTAAACCAACAAGAAATTGGGAAGATAAGAATTTTGATAAGAGGACACGCGCACTACTTTGTCTACGCGGGCTACAGCAGCAATCTCGCGTATGTTAATCCATGCTGGAAAGCGAGGGACCCCTACCTAGCGCGTAAAGGGTTAAGGTTCATTCCGAAAATGGGCTATACAATCTTATACTTCAACGACGACGGAAGCTTCGACTGGGACATTAAACCCTTCAACATTTTGAAGCCGGCAACCACAAAAATCGAAGTGAAAAACCATGCGAATCAGTATAAAAAGTGAAAGAATCGTCACGAAAGCTTCAGACTGGAACTTTGAAATGGAAACCTACACGTCTAGAGAGACTCTACCTTCGTTTGACATTCAAACAGTCTTAAAGTATTGGAAGCACAAGGGGGAACTGTAACTAAGATGGTTGGAGCGGAATGGAATGGATGGGAGGGGAAAGGACTTGAGAGGAAAGGACTGGAAAGGAGCGGAGGCGATTGGTTGCATTAATTATTGTAGTAGAATAGAAAGGACTGGACCGGATTGGAGTGGTCCGGATTGGAGAGGAGGGGAAAGGAATGGTCCGGACTGGAGTGGAGAGGAGAGGAATGGAAAGGAGGGATTGTTGTCAACGTGAACGTTAAAAAGTGGGTTGTCTCGATTCGAGGTAAAAAACTCTTACAGAACAATCCTGAAAGCGGAAGATTAAAAGGTCCGGAAAAGGAGACTCCGCCTGAGCTTCTGCTTTACAGAGACGAGAATGGAAACATTTGCCAGCCGGCGATCCACATTAAAAAAGCGATAGAACATGCTGCTGGCACGATAAATCGGAAATATATTCCGCTTATAAGGGCATATCTTCAAATTGAACCCGAAATGATCCCGCATAAAAATCAGAAGTGGAAGCCTTTCGGCGCGTGGACTGTGGTTAAAGCAGCGAAAAACGCCAGGGTTTGGAAGACGCGTCCAATGATTGAAAACTGGGAGTTAACCTTCACAGTTATCTCGCTTAACCCGAAGGAATTAAACGGCGAGTTGATTAAAACCGCGTTGGAGAAGGCTGGCGCTCTCTACGGGATCGGCGACTGGCGTCCTCAGAAAGGCGGAAGCTTCGGATTATTTGAACTAGTTCAATTTGAAGAGGTAAACTAACCGGAGAGGAAGGGAGTGGAAAGGAGAGGAGTGGAATGGAGAGGAAGGGAGCAGAGTGGGGTGAAAGACGCTGACGGCGGAAGCTTCGGGCTGTTTGAGGTAGCTAAATTTAGAGAAGTTAATTAGTATTGGAATGGACTGGATTGGAAAGGAGCGGAGTGGATTGGAGAGGAATGGATAGGAAGGGAGAGGAATGGGAAAGGAGCGGTCGGGCCGGGTAGGAGCGGAACGTATAGGAATGGAGTGGATTGGAGTGGAACGGACTGGAAGGGAGTGGACCGGAGTGGAAAGGAGTGAGTGAAAAATGGTTAAGGATGAAAAAGCATGTCGCCGAAATACGACGGCAACTATTATTGCCCCAGATGCGGCAAATGGTATCCCGTAGAGGAGATTCTTTGGTATGAAACACGGTTCGTTGATTACGAAGGAAACACGGTTTTGGTTTACCGGCGTTTTCCAATATGCCCAGTGCACCACATCCATCTTCGCACCACCGCCCACTACAGCATGAGCCAGAAGCAGCGTCGAGCGTTAAAAAGCGCGTTTAAACCATAAAATATCGGATTTTTTAAATTTTAAGTTCTGCGTTTTTTAATCCTTATATTTGCTGGATTTACCTTTTTGGTTCATGGTTTCCGGTGAACCGGCCGGGGACCCATTAGCTGTAGTTTGATTAAAAGGCGACTGTGCGGGTCCCCGGCGAAAACCGGGGTGAGCCGCCGCCTTAGAGTGGCGTTCAGAGGACTTTATCGATGCCTGGCAAAAGAAGCCCTGTGAATCTTGTGCGGAGAATGGCTGTTAGGCTTGTCTTCGAGCATGCGTTTTTAGATAAGAAAAAAGGGGAAATCGTTTCCACGTTGGACCGCGCTGATATTGTTAAACTGTTAAGCCTAGGCGAGTTCAGGGTTTCAGATGTTCCAGACGTTGAGAGGGGCGAAGTGCTTGTTGATAGTCGGGGTGAGGGAAGCCTTCAGCGGAGGGGTCAGCCTAAATGCCCGTTGAAACGTTGACTAAGCATCTTTTTTCGCGGAACACTTGTCCGGCTAAAAACTGTTTCATGCGTCAAAACCGCTGCGACGAGAAATGCACCTGGTGGACTTACGAGAAAGCTGCCCGCTTTCAAGGTGACATTTAATGGGCAGGTTTTACGCGCGTCTCGTCAGGAAAAAGCGTTTTCTAGGCTTGTATGCGAAGAGAAGCTTGAAAAAGGCTTTGGCACATGCTTTTGTAGGGTTTGTTTCAGGCTATACGGTTGGTTTGCAGGCGACTCAAGCCTTGAACGTGGCTGTTTTAAGCGGGCTGATTTCCGCAGCCGCCTACTTCATGTATGAGATTTTAAAGTGAGCTTTCATGGTGTGGTTTCATTTGAAACGTTGGCATATTCGCCAAATAGACGACCAAGACTACATTTTCATAGACGCGAAAATAGCCAACCCAATGGATCCCAAAAAATCGGAAAAGGTTGAGTTTCTCGTCGACACGGGGGCCACAGGCTGCGCTATAAGCAGCGAGTTGGCTGAAAAGCTTGACCTGGAAGCCAGCGGAGTGGTTGACGTTGGGTTGGCTGACGGCAGCTCGAAACGCGTGAAGGCTGCATATATATTGATAGAGGTTGGCGGACGCAAACTTTACACGTGGACCATTTACGACAAAGGTTTCACGCCGATTTTAGGCTTAGACGTTATGCGCGTGTTAGGTATCCACGTGGATGTGCCTGAAAAGAAAGTGTTGTTTCCCTGCAAAGGCTTGAAGTTGAAGCGGGTGAGCCTTTACATGGGTTTGCCAGCGGCAACATACACTTTCACACTTCAATATGGAAGAGTGTAGTTAAAAATGGCTCCAGTCAAATTTTACGGCATATTCTTCCCATATTTGGGCGGAAAACATTTCCTACTCAAGGAATTGCTTAAAAGGATTCCGCCACACGACGTTTATGTGGAAGTTTTCGGTGGAAGCGCCGAACTACTATTCCATAAGCCTCCGAGCAAAATTGAAGTTTACAACGATATTGACGGGGATTTGGTTAACCTTTTCGAGGTTGTGAGAAACAATTTTGACGAGTTCCATGAAAAAGCAAAATGGCTTCTTTACAGTCGACAATTAAATGACGAATGGAAAAAACAACCCATGCCAAACGATAAAATTGAAAGGGCCGTGAGGACATGGTATATTTACGAAACAAGCTTTGCTGGAAAAAAATTTGGCAGTTGGGGTTTTGGGCGTTCCCCAAGATGTATGCCCAAATCATTCTCTAACAAAATTGAAAAAGGCTTAAGCAAAATTCATGAACGATTAAAAAACGTTTACGTTGACCATTTAGACTTTCGCAAATGTATCAAAAATTGGGATTCGCCTTCAACATTCTTTTACATGGATCCGCCATATTACCAAGTGGAACAAGCTAATAAAATAAGCCTTAAAGAAAAAGACTATCAAGACTTAGCTGAGTTATGTGCTAACGTAAAAGGCAAATTTCTGATAACATTGAATGATGCACCATTTATCCGTGAAACATTTAAAGATTTTAAAATTGAAACCGTTGAATCTCTGTTCACGGGTCGTGCAATAACAAGCGCTTCAAAGCGAAAAACAAGGGGCTATTACACTCATTTGTTGATTTCGAATTATTAAGAAGGGTTAAAGTGTGAGCGGAGAAAATCAAGATGTGCGCATACAATTAATCAATGATTTGAAAATCCTCTTTGACATAGCTTTGAAAACAAGTATAAAATTCCGAAAACGTGAAGAATTAATGTTAAGTAAAGAATGGATGTCATTATGCTGCAACATCGCTAACACTATTAACGCTTTAACATTAAACGTTTGGAAGGAACAACTTGAAACTGCCAAAGTTAGGCTGGGAAGGGTGTAGAGGGGGTATCGTCTGAATGGCTCGTAAAAAACGTTTAATTTACGCTGAAGAACTTGTTAAAAAAATCCAGAAATTCTACGAATTGAAAACTCAAGATTTACGCGTCAAACTTATCTCTGATCTGGAAAGGCTTTTCCAAATAGCTAAACAGATGGCTGAAACTGCTGAAAACTCTGAAGACTGGATTCGCATAGCTGCGTTTATAGCGCAAACCATCAACAGCTTGGCTAAAAGCTACGATGAAACAAGGTTTAACGAGCAGATGAAGGAGCTGGAGAGGCTTATTGAGCAGGCGAAAAAGCGAGCTGGAAAGGCTCAAACGGGAACTCCAGTCGCTTGAAGAAGGTGAGGCAGCTGAGGAAAGGCTTGAAGTATCCGACGATCCTGTTGAGTTTTGCCGGAAATGGTTCAACCTCACGCCCACAGAATACCAGGCGAGGCTTCTCCGCGACAAAAGCAAGCGAATTGTTGTCCGATGGTGCCGGCAAGCAGGCAAAACAACAACCCTCGCCTTGAGGGCAATATGGTTTGCCCTCAGACACCCGAAAACATTGACGCTTATAGTGGCTCCAAGCCTTCGCCAAAGCATGATTTTGGCGGACAAACTTCAAGACTTCCTAACAAGCCTGCCATCGAGTTCACGGAAAGCGATCATTGATAAACTTCAGCGAACGGTTATCCGCTTCAAAAACGCTTCAAGGATCGTGGCTCTTCCAAACAGCCCAAACCTTTTGAGGGGTTACACCGCCCACCAAGTTATATGCGACGAGGCTGCCTTCTTCCGAGACGACGAGCTTGTGTTTTACAACGTGCTCATGCCTATGCTAAGCACGACGGACGGGACGCTTATTGTTTCAAGCACGCCTTGGAGCACCGACAGCGTCTTTTACAAAATGTGCATGAACCCCGAATACAGCCAGCATGTCGTCACATGGGAGGACGTTGTCAAAGCCGGCTTAGTCAAGCGCGAGTTCATCGAGGAAATGCGCCTAAGCATCCCCGAAGAGCGCTTCCAAAGAGAATTTGAAAGCAAGTTTGTCGAGGACATTGACGCTTGGCTGCCCCAAAGCCTGATAACTTCATGCATTGACGCCGAGCTTCAGCCCTACGACTTCCACGACCAGCCTCAAGGAGACTTCTACATCGGCGTTGACTTCGGCAAACAACAAGACTACTCGGTTGTCGTGGTTGTCGAAAGGTTTCCAAACAACATTTTGAAGCTTGTCCACGTCCACCGCTTTCCATTGAACACGGAATATGCAAGCGTGATAGGCTATGTTAAAAGTCTCCAGGATCGTTGGAAAACTGTTCGCGCCGTTTACGCCGACATTACAGGCGTCGGCAACTATATTGTTGAGGACATGGTGCACAGCGGAATCCAAAACGTGCAGGGCGTAACCTTCACGGTTCAAACCAAAGAGGATATGGCGACGGTTCTAAGGGAGAAAATGAGGCAAAAAGAGTTTCTAATTCCCTATGAGCCTGTTCGGAGACGCCAAGACATTGACTTGTGCGCCGAGCTTAACGTTGAAAAATATGAGCTTATGAAAACCGGCCACATACGGTTCAGCCACCCGGAGGGAAGCCACGATGACGTGTTCTGGGCGACGGCTCTAGCCGTTTACGCAGCCGTCCAGTCACCTCTCCCCGGTAAAGGCGCCGTTTTATTGCCCCATTAAGGTGATCTTGCATGAGTTTTGTCGCGGACCGAATTCGCAAGGGCTTGAAAGCCGTTGTGGAAGCGGTTAAAAAGCCCTTTGCAGCTCAGAGGCTTTACCCGCCCGAAATAAGCAGGCGCCAGATTGAGGAAGAGGTGCCTGTAAGCTGGAAAGCCGACAACGTCCTATGGGGCTACGTGACAAAATACATGTTGAAGGGCAGCGGCGCCGGCTTCGTAACCCCGCCCTACACAGCCTACTGGGAAAGGCTCTGGGGAACAGTTCCAATCGAGGATTTGCCCAAATACAAAGACCTTTACACTTTCACGCCCTACATCAAAGCCTCAATCGATGTAACCGTTAACTTGGCGATTTCAAACGGCTTCGAGCTTGAAGGCGGAGAAGACCAAGTTCGAGAATGGCTTTCAAACTGGCTTGACGAACAGAACATTCTGGAGACGCTCCGCATAGTCGCGACGGACATGCTTGTTTTCGGCAACGCTTACCTTGAAATGTGCAGGAACGAGGACACGGGTAAAATCGAGTGGCTTAAACCTCTCGATCCAGTCCACATGCGTGTCCGCCGAGACGCTTACGGGCAAGTGCTCGGCTACATTCAACTGTTGACTTTCCCGCCTGTCGTCTTCGCAAGCGATGAAATATGCCACTTCAAATGGGGTGCAAAGAGCTGGTGGTTTGAAAGTTGTTACGGGACAAGCCTTCTCCGTCCGCTCTTGAAAATCCAGGCTTTAATCGACCAGCTTGAAGACGACATGGCTGTAATAGTGCACACTTACGCCAAACCCATGCTCGTGGTTAAGGCTGGAACGCCCGAGAGACCCTGGACGGATGCGCAACTCCAGCAGCTTGTTGAAGCCTTCCGTGACCGAAAGCCGGCCACAGATGTTTTCGTGCGTGGAGACGTGGAAGTTGACGTTGTTCCAAGCCTAACCAAAGATGTCAACGTAACATTTTGGCTTGACTATTTGCTACGGCAACGTGAAGCCGTTTTAGGCGTTCCAAAGATATTTCTGGGTTATTCAGAGGGAACCAACAGGGCTACAGCGGAAATTATAATGCAGGAGTATGTGACAAGGCTTCGCATGATGCAGGAGATTATTGGTGACACGCTTGAAACAGTCTTGTTCAAGCAGCTCATCAGGGACGAGTTCGGCGAGGGTGTTGAAATCCCGAAGGTTAAGTGGAAACCTCTGTGGGAGCCTCCGTTAGCGGATAAAGCGAAATACCTCTGCGACCTTGTTGACAAAGGCATAATATTGCCCAAAGAAGCCCGAACACAGCTTGGCTTCCCAGAAGAGTATCCGATAACCACGCCTGAAGAACTTCAAGCCATTTTGAAACGGAACGGCGTCAAGCCCTGATACGGGGTATTTTTCGCTTGAAAAAGCAGGTATAAGGCTTGGAAGTTAAGATGGATTTGAATGACCTAATTATAATAATTGACATTTTCGCAGCAGCCGCTATGATCATAACAGTCTGCTGGAGCATATCACAAGAGGTGAAGAGATTACGGAAAAAGATCGAGGAATACATGGAAAAAGCAGGCATAAGGTCCGAGACTTGATATGGCATTGAATGCACAACGCTTGCTCAACGCCCTTTTTATATGCTCAATGTTATTGAGCGTGGCATAATGGCGTTTTTCGGCTTTCCAAAACGTGGCGAGCAACGGGTTTACGCTTATCGGACCATGCGGGACGAGAAGGTTTGCGATGAGTGTTCCGCCTTGGACGGGCATGAGTTTGTCTGCGAGGCGGATGAAAACCCAACCCGCTATTTCGAGTATGCCGAGCAGTGGGATGAGGAGATAGACTCTTGGAAGGTTAACTTGCATCCGTATTGTCGCTGCTGGCTTGAGCTTGTCGACGTTAACCGTGAAGAGGAATGAAAATGATAGCTCCGAATTTTGACTTATTCCTGAAGATTATGTTGTTAGTTTTGATAATCAACTCTATTTGCAGAATAATTTTAGGTGCAATAGGAGTGGAAAAACCCCAAAAATATGGCAAATTGGACATTTTAGATGGAATATTTTGGCTCATTGTTGTATTTGTTGTTTTATTGCTCTGAAGGGGCGAAAAATTTGCCAGGAATCGACGAAACAGAGAACACTTTCCGTTACCGGGTTCAGGATCCAGAAAAGTTTGACAAGTTCCGGGTTAAGCCCATCACTCAAGGCGTGAAGATTACGTTGGGAAGGGTTAAAGGAACAAACCGCTGGGAGATTCAAAGCTACATTTTTGACAAGACGCGGTTCAAGGACAAGGAAAGCGTTAAAAATTGGCTTGAAAAGCATTTGAAAAGCGAGCTGCAGCTTCTTTTGGACTTTAAAGCTTGGAACGAGCTTCGCATGCGGTTTTTGAAAGCTTACCTGGACATTTCCCGCCTCGAATAAGTCTCACGGGTATCAAATAATCCGAGGTGTAAAAGAATGAGTTTTGAAGCTGCAAAGTGGACAACCAAATACATCAACGACCTTCCAGATTCGACGCCTTTGCCCTAATCGAGCCTGGCGGCGAAAAGGACGAGGAGGGCAAAACTGTTCCGAGGACTCTGCGCCATCTACCGCACCATAAGCCCGACGGAAGCATTGACCTGCCCCACTTGCGCAACGCTATGGCCCGTGTAACCCATATCAAGCCTAAAAACATGCCCAAGAAAGAGGCTGTCGAAAAGGCCCATGCACACCATCTTGCGCCACTACAAGGAGCTGAAGATTCCACATCAGCCCTGCGAGGTCAACAGGCTTGGCATTAAATGCGAAGGGCTACACCCCGCAAGAGGAGAAGAAAAGCATGCTTGAAGACTGGCAGGCGTTCGCTGCTTGGCGTGAAGCCTACTTGAGGCGGAAGTATCCAAACGCATGTTTCCAGCGATTGTGGAGTGAAACATGGGCAGAAACCAGAAGAAAAGGCGGAAGCTTCGCCGTTTAAAGATTCTCGGCTTGATTTAGAGGTGTGAAAAGCATGCAGCTCAGATATTATGTGCCTTTTAAGGCAGTTCAGAGCGCCGACCAGAAGGAAGCTCAGTTTCCAATAAAGAGCAGCTTGTGGTTATCGAAGGCGTAGCCATAGACACAAGCGTCAACAAAAACAAGTGGCAGGTGCCAAAAGAAGACCTTGAATATATCGTTGAAACCTTGAAAGGCGCCCAGCTCCGCGTTGACCACGCTGAAAGCGCTTATGGTCGTTGGGAAAGTTGTGGATGCAAGCCTTGACGGAGACCGCGTGCTTTTCAGAGCTGAGGTTGGAGACGAAAGGCTCATTGACAAGATCATAAGGGGCTACGTTACGCATGTTAGTATTCAAGTTGACAGCGACGAGGTTGAATGTTCAAAGTGTAAGCGTCCAACACGCAAAGAGGGAAGGCTTGTCCACCTCTGCCCGGGCGCTTGGGAAGTTGTCCGAAAGCCAAAAGTGCGCGAATTAAGCATTGTCGCAAGCCCAGCCTACGAGAACACAAGCTTTCAGCCTTTAGGCTTCTATGCAGCTATGAACGAGGCTCAATGGGGCGCAATAATTGAGTCTTTAACCAAATCGGGTGTTTTGGAGCCTTCTCCTTCACAGTCATCCGTTTCACCGGATGATAATGTGGGTTCTAAGCCCGCTGGGCTGCAAGAACCCGAAACAAAAACTGTTCAAAAAGCGGGTGAGGTGAAGCCTATGTCCGTTAACGCGGAGCAGAAGGCTTCACCGCAAGTGGCTCAGGCAACAGTTAACGTTGCACCCGGAGAAACTTCACCGAAGCAAGTGGAATACGAGGACTTCATGAAGCAGCTTGAAAAGCTTATGGAGCAGATTAAGGGTGAAACAAGCGAGGAAGCAATTGAGGCTTTGGAGGCTAAGGTCCGCGCCCTTGAGGCCGAGCTTGCCAAGCGTGTTAAGAAGGCAACCCTCAGCAAGAAGCTGAGCGAGTTGTCTAAACGTTTGGCTGAGCTTGAAGCCAAAAAGGGCGAAGAGGCTGAAGAAGCAGAGGAAGCTGAGGAAGAAGAGGAAGAGGCTGAAGAAGCTAAAGCGCCGACCCCTGTCAGCGAGGCTAAAAAGAAAGGCTCTGCTGGCAAGGGCATTGTGGCCGTTGACGTCCTCGAAAAGGATGTTTTGGCAAACTACGACTGGTTTAAGGACTTGCTGAAGGCTCACCGCAAGCTTGTAGGCTTCCAGTAGAGGGGTGATTTGCCATGTCTTTTGAAGCTCGTGTCGCTGGAAACATTTTCAGCCTACCCGGAGACATAGTGACCTTCACTGCAAGCGCAGCCGTAACGAAAGGCCAGTTGGTTAAAGTGACGGGTTCAATGACTGTCGGCCCAGCTGCTGGTGCAACGGACGCAGTTATAGGCGTTGCTGTCGGAAGCGCCTCTGCAGGCTCAAAGGTTCCCGTCATCATGGGCTGCCCAATAGTTTACGTGACCGCCGGCGGAGCAGTCTCAGCCGGCGCCGTAGTCGGCTCAGACGCTTCGGCAAGGGCTGTGGCGGTCACTACGGCCGGAAACAGGGCTTTAGGATATGCCTTGGAAGCCGCATCAGCGGCCGGCGACGTGATACTGGTGGCTGTTAACCCGCACGTGTATTAGAAGGGGTGATTGAGTATGGCTATGTTCCGTGACGCTTTCACCTGGGTTGACACTGGCGCAATAGCCTATCCAGCCCTGCACAAGAAGATTATTGAGCTAACCATGCCCGCCCTAGTGGTTAAACGCTTGTTCCCAGAGTTTCCGCTTGTAGCGGGCAAAACAGCAACCTTTGTTAAACAACAAGGCTCAAGGGCTGCGGCGATCACCGAGGTCGCCGAGGGCAGCGAATTCCCAATGGACTACACGCCATACACATACATAACAGTCACGCCATATAAGAAAGGCTTACGGGAAAGGATAACCCGAGAAGCAATCGAAGACCTATACATACCCGTCATCGAGGACCAGCTAAGGCGACTTGCAAGGCGTATGGCCTACACAATCGATAAGGACTGCCAAACAGTCATAGACACAGCTGCAGCCACTACGATAACGGCTACAGGCAAAAGCCTCTCGGCAACGGGCACAGAGTTCACGATAACAGGCGGGCTTGGAACAAAAGACATTCTAGCAGCCAAAGCCACAATTGAAAGCTACGGCCTGATACCCGACACGATATTGCTGAACCCGATAAACGCTAGAGACGTCTATTACCTGCCACAGTTCTCGCTATACGCCTACTACGGCGAGGAAGTCATCCAAACCGGCGCTGTCGGCACAATCTACGGCATGAACGTCTACGTAAGCCCAGTTATACCGGCTGGAACAGCCTACATCCTAAGCACTGGACAAAACGCTTCAGCAGCCTATGCCCCGCTTGGGTTTTTCGTAATCAAGCGACCCTTGACAACTGACGTGGAAATCAAGAAGGAGTTTGACGCTGTTGAAGTGGTGCTTTCAACAAGGTATGCGCCTGTAGTCACTTACGGTGAAGCAATCGTAAAGGTTACAGGCTTGGCGACAAGCTAAACAGCCTAACAATTTCCCGCCTTTTCCAGTTCCCCTTTTTGTTTTTCTGTTCCAGAGCCAGCTCACGTCTGCGGGGCTGGCGGAACAAAAGAGGTGAGTTAAAAAATGTCTGAAAACAACAAGAAGCCTAAGCGCGTGCTGTTCCGCCTGATGAAGGGGCTAATCTACGGAAGCGTCATAGGCATGGTTTTCGGCTCAGCGCTTTATCTGTTGGCTTCAGCCGTAAACCAGATAGCCCCGTTGCCCTTCGCCCCAGCAATTTGGGCAGCTTTGATTTTCGGCGCTTCCGTGGTAGCCGGGACAGCGGTCGAATACAGCGACTGGCTTGAAAGCCATGAGTAAACTTTCCATCCTCTGCCACGTTTTACACGGCTTGGCAGCGGGCTTCCTAGCCCCTAAAGGATGGCTCGGCTTAGCAACCTCCCTTTTTCTCTACGCCCAGTTTTTCCTTTACGAGTTTGTTGAAGAGTCAAAAATCCGCGATGAAATGTTTCACGAGCTTCGCGAATGGAGTTTCGGCTTCATAATCGGCTTGGTGCTGGGCCTATGCGTTTAAGACGCCTTAAACATTTGAAAAACGTTTGCAGTATCGCCTTCAGCGTTTTCATGCTTGTCGCGGGGCTTTGGCAGCTTGAAATCGTGGAGTTTCGGCTCTCGTTGGGGTTTAAAACGTTTGACTGGCCCTTCTACATGCTTCCAAGCGTCGGCATTTGGCTTGCCCGCGACATAATGTATGGCGTGATAGTCCTCGCGTTTATAATCCAATTTTTGAGCCTGTGGTTCTGGGATTAACATGACCGTGCAATATGTATCCGCGTCTGATGTTCAAGCAGCCCTAAACATGACATACGACAGCGTAAACCATGTTTACACGGTTTACGGCTTAACAATCGCCGAGGCGAGTGTAAACGCTCATGTGGACTTCGCAAACACCTACATAAACGCGCTTCTCGGAAGAGACCTAACCGCGGACGACCCGAAATACCCGGTTGCAAGGATGGCGGCTTTAGATTTGGCTTGCATGCGTGTCCTCGTCGTCTCAAGCGGCGGAGCCATGATAGGCGCCTTCGACTACTTTCTCGGCGATTTACGTGTGCAAGAGCCGGTCCATACGCAGAAGCCATTGAACGCACAATCAAAGGCTTCCAGGAGGATTTCGTCCGCCAGCTGGTTAACTTGACAACGCCGGTTAAGGCTGCAGAGGCCGCGGCTGCTGAAGAGGTTCCAAATATCGGGGAGGGCTGATCAATCCATGACGTTCAAAAACTATGTGAAGTTGAAGCTTAACGGGCGCGTCACAATTTTGGATCCGGGCGTGGACATTGAGAAGCTCGCCGAAATTTACGAGGTGGAGCCGTGTAGTAGCTGATGGCGGACGCAGCTGAAGTTTTATGCCAGCACCTTCAGGACAACTGGAGCCTTTCAAGCCCCTCTAAGGCGGACATTTATTGGGCTAAAAGCAAGGTTGAAGCAATAGACTTCGCGAAGATGGCGAAAAACTATGTTGTAGCCTGTTACGCGCCCATGACTGCTGCAAACATTCGCAATATAGCCAAAGACGTGGACCTTGTCGAACAAAACGTTATGGTTGACGTCCTCGTCAAAGTTGTAACGTCTGTAAATGATGCTGTTAACGCGCGGGAAAACATGCGGGGCGAGGTTTACCGCATTTTGAAGGCGTCTGTTCCAAGCGGTTTCCAGGACGCATACATAACACGTGAGTTCAATAAGGTTGAAAGCCCAGACTTGGCTCGTTTAAGTCTTCAAGTCGTGATGGTGAGTTTTGCTTGACCGTTAAGATAGAAGTTGACGTTTCAGAAGTTGAAGCCTTCGCCGAAGCCTTGAGGCAGATGCCTGAACAATTGCGGGAAAGGTTTGCGGGTGTTTTGGGCGAAATCGGCCAGCAGATTGTCGTCCGCGCGAGGGCCTATGCGCCTGTCCGCACCGGCGCCCTTCGAGCAAGCATATACCAAACAGTCACACGAGACTTGGTTCTCCGCGTGGGCGCTTACGTTTACTACGCAATATTCCAGGAATTTGGAACCCGCTATATTGCGCCTCGATATTTCTTGACGCGTGCAATTCAGGAGAATTTGCCCCTCTTGGCTTTCGCCATGCAAGAGGCGATAAGCCAAACTTGGGAAAGCTTGTAGAGGGCTGCCACAGGCGGGTGGCCCGCAAGCAAAAACTCGTATGAAAGAGGTGAGCGTGTAAAATGTCAACTCCCATAATTGGCACGACAGCCGTGATAAAGATGGGAGCAACTGCGATTGGATACTGCAAAAGCGTAAGCGTCAGCATAGACGTCGACCTCATCAAGGAATATTTCATTGGCGGAACAAACCCGGACAGGCCGGCGGTGATAGCCAGCGGAAACAAAAGCTTCAAAGTCAACATTAAAAAAGCATACATTGACAGCACATACGCCAACAACGTCCTAAACGGGGCAGCGGTAACCATAAGCGTGCTTCCACAGGGAACAGGCACAGGCAAGCCGCAAATAGACATAACCAACGTTGTCTTCACAAGCTGGGAGCTAACCGTCGAACAGCACGGCGTCATCATGGAGTCCGTTAAAGGCGAAGGAAACGGCATAACGTTCACAACACAATCATAGCCCTTTTCCACTTTTCTGGAGGCTTTTAAAATGGAAACTCTGGAACGAAACAAAGACGTGATACTAAACTTTGGACTCATAGCCGTCGGACCACTGAGGGAAATTGAGAAGCTTCAGCAAATGGTTATCCGCGACTGCAAAGGCCTAAAAATCGTTTACCAAACTGTTTCTGCCAAAAGGCTGAAGCTGGTCAAAGTCCCACCGGGTTCTGAACCCGGTTCTGTTTTTGGCATTAAAACCACGTTTAGGGGAGACTCTAAATGAGGCCGGGGAAAAGCAAGCTTGAACGAATTAGGCGGAAGCTTGCCGAAAGAAAAGTTACCGGAGAAGGGAGGTGATTTCCGCCATGAGCGGGAAAGTGGAGGAATACGCCAGAAAACTCGAGGAATACGAGCAGAAAAAGGCTGAAAAAGCCGCCAAATTAGACGTCAAAGCCCTAGTTCAAAGCAGCAGGGAAATCCGCAGGGTTGAAGTTGAAGGGCTTGGAGTTGTCGAATACGGAGTTCTCACGCTTGCCGACAGCCTTGAGCTCGGCAAGTGTAAGACGCCTGAAGAGCGGGGTGTGATGACGCTTTGGCTGATGCTTCAGAAGGCGGACAAGGATTTAACCCTCGAGGAAGTCAAAGCTCTGCCATTGGACGTTGCAGCCAAACTTATGACAGCCCTAACGAAAGACATGGGTTTTTTAGCTGGGAAACCCTTGACGATTGGCTCCGAGCCAACGAAGACGCCCAGCACATAGGCCTAATAGCCCACGAGTTCGGCTACCCGCTTGAATATATCGGCCGTTTAAGCCTTTTCCAGTTTCGCTTCCTCGTTTCATGGCTGAACTGGTTTTATAGCCGGGGCAAAAGCGAATGAGCCAAGAGCTTGAAATGCGCATCCTCGCCAAGGTCGATGAGGCCTTGGCGGAAATTCGTAGGTTAAGTGAGCAGGCAACGGAAGCTCTCGAAGAAATCAAGAATGCAAATGAGCAAGTAGCCGAGGCAGAAGAGGAGACAACGGCTTCGGCTAGAGAACTGGCTTTGGGCTTCAGCGGGCTTGTAGGCTCGGGCGTAAGCCTTTACGTGGGCTTAACCAACCTTGAAAGGGCAAACTATCAAGTGGAAAGAGCCCACTACCTTGTCAAAAAGGCTGCTGAAGATGTTGAGGTTGCCCAACGCAAGTATAATGAGGCTGTGGCCAAATATGGGCCTGAAAGCGAAAAGGCGCAGGCTGCGGCTAAAGAGCTTCAAATGGCTCAGGAAAGGTATCAGCTGGCCGTTGAAAGGGTTCAAATGTCACAGGACCATGCGAACGCGACGCTGGCGCATTTCGCAGCCTCCATTGTTCCAACAGTGATTTCAATGGTCAACAGCGGGATAACAGTCTTCCAAAACTTCCAGTCGGCGGTTCAGCTTGTAAGCGGAGCCATGAGCTTCCTCGCAGCCAACCCGATTATACTTGCCATAGCCGGAATAGGCGCCTTAATAGCGATTCTGGTCGTCGCCTACGAGAAATGTGAGCCTTTCAGAAACGCAATAAACGCTATTGGAAGCGCAATTTACAACTTCTTCAAGCCGGCTGTTGACAAGATAACAGGCGCTTTAGACTGGCTTTGGAATCATATTGTTTCGCCTTTCATCGACACGCTTAAAAAGTTATGGGACACGATAACAAACAACCCGATTCTCGCAGCCCTTTTCGGCCCCATAACAATAATCGCCTACCTGATCAAACATTGGGATGACGTTACAAAGGCGCTCCGCGACGGTTTAGACTGGCTTTGGAACAGGATTTTGAAGCCTTTAGGCGATTTTCTCATCGGCGTTTTCAAGAAGAACGTAGAACTTGTCGGAGGCGCAGTTAAGTGGCTTTGGGACCACTGCTTTAAGCCTTTGCAGGACGGCTTGCAGTGGCTTTGGGACCATGTGCTCAGGCCCCTGGCGGACTGGCTTTCACGCACGTTTAAGCCTGTTGTTGATTCAATAGGCAGCGCCGTCAACACCATTAAAGGCGCCGTGGACACTGTTGGCGGAGCCTTGAAAGGCTTCACGGACGCCGTCGGCGGGGCCATGAAAGGGGCCGGAGACGCTATCGGCAAATTCATCAGCAGCATATGTTTCGCCCACGCCATACACAACGCGGTTGAGTCCAGCGTTAAAGACCTTGACATGTGGGTTGGAAAGGTTGAGGAAAGCATGAGCAAGGGGACTGAAAGCATCAAAGGCTTCGTTTCGGAAATCGGGAAGCCGGCTTTAACCGTTGGCGTAGGCGCAGCCGGAGCGCCAGCCTATCCTTATCCCGCTTTTGCGCCCACCGCCCATGCTGGCCCCGTTAACGTGAACATAACCGTTCAAGGGGTGAATGAGGAGATAGCTGATTATGTTCGGACGCGTTTGGTGAAGGAGTTGAAGGACACGCTTATAGAGGCCACATCTTCCGCTGCTCCGGTAAGCAAGAAGATCATTTTGCCCAAAACATTTGTGAGGTGAAAAATGGATGCCTTTTGTCGTTGAAGTTTTAAAAAGCCATGACATGCAGCCCTACACGCTTCCATCGGGCGTCAAGGCTAACCCTTCTGCGAACAGCACCTGGCAGAACATCCTAAACGCTGCGGGCGTCTTGAAGCTTGTCAAAACAAGCCTCGTGACAATAAGGGCGCAGATAACAGCGTCGCATAGCCAACACACAAACGTGTGTTGCCAAAACAGTTGTGTTAGGCTTTCCTTTGTTGACTCTGCTGGGACACGTTACAGTGTTGGGGGCTACGGGTGGCGCACATACAACACGACCGCAACATACACCTACGACTTCTACGGTTTCGCTGTTCTCCCGCCTGAAACATACAATGTTGTCATAGACATAAGCGCATACGACTATTCATATGTGACAAACGTCGGAGTCAACCTCCTTTACATAGGCGTCGTTGACATCGCCGACCTTTGGAAGGTTGCAAACTGGAGCCAAACCGTCACGGCGGCTGCCCGTTCACGCGTGGAGTTCGGCGCCCAAACAATATCGCCCCTCGCCAGGACAACAGTTATAGGTCCCTTGAAGGCAGCCATGCTTTTCGTCTTCATCGGCATAGATGGCATAAATTGGTATGGTGATGGGGCTTCAAGCAACTGGGCAGGCTTCCAGATGGCTGTTGACGGAGTCTGGATCGATACGCCCTCAGCCAAGTTTGACGGACTAGTTGAGGACACTGCGGGCTTCCATTGGGCGCAATACTGGTGCCTAATCGACCCGAACATAAGCCACCAGTCAAGTTTAGGCTTTCAAACGGCACGTCAAGCTCTGTCACACGCACATTCCATTGCGGCGTAATAGCCTGCCCATGGATTTTCCCGTCGGACAGCTACTATGATTTGATCGATATCGAGGTTCCAGTCGGCTCAACAATCTACGGGGCTGTTGAAGACTTCTTTAAGGCTGCTCAGGCAAAGTATGCAGCCATCAGAAGCGTGAACGTCCAGAACGGCGTGCAAAACGTTCACAGAGTTCAGCGCCGCTGCATCCGCAAGCCCGCTGAGCTTCAACTACACGCCTGAATGGTATGAAACAGCGATCACGCTTGCGGTTAAGGGCTGGGGAAACTGCCTAAGCAGGCTTGCATGCGACTTGAGGGGATAAAAGATGAGCGTTACACCGCCAACAGCCGAGGAGAAGCTGAAAATCGCCAAGTGGGTTATGGAAAACTTCGACGTTGACACGCAAAACAAGACAGTTAGGATTCCGACAAGCGTTCAAGGCGAGGCTGTTGTCATCCCGCTTCAAAAGCTTTTAGCAGCCGTTGAAAACGCCGTTTTAACCGCCATAAGGAACAATGAAGACCCATGGATTTATTTGGCTAACGTGAAGATGACGCCTCCGCCGACGGATGGGCTTATGCCATGCGTTGAATGTGGCGGAATCCTGCGGACATTAAGCCCGGAAGAGCATTTCAACCAATATGTTAGGCGGAAGGCTGCTGAAAAGCTGAAGATTCCGTTTTTGGATGAGGTGATGGGATGGCTAACATAGGCGGAATAACGCTTGACATCTCAAGCATATCTGAAGAGTCAAACGTTAAACTCAGCGCCCACGAGTTGGCTGTATACCCGCACACCTTCGGAGAGCTTTACAGGGCTTACGCGACAAGCCAACGGAAATGGCAGCTTACAACGGCTGAAACCTCTGCGAACGCCGGCCTATATCGGAAGCTTGAAACGTTGATGAAAATCGGCAAAAGCGTTAAAGTAGATTTGCCCGAAATCGACATTTACAGCGTCGGCTTCATAACAAGCGTGAAGCTCTCCAAAACCCAGAGCGCAATAAAACACATAAACATAACCATTGAAGAAGGCCTCCGCAACTACATCCACGGATGCGACGACATAACGGATTGGGCTTCAAACGGCACGCTTCGCCGTCGACACCTCCGACTACAAAGAGGGAACTGGAAGCGTCAAATGCAGCGGAAGCCCAGCAGCCGGCACAGCCTTATACGCAAAGGCGCCAATAACCATTCCCCCGAGATTTTTGAGCTGCGACTGGGTCGCCTTCTGGTTTAAGACGGACAACATAACGAACCTTTCAAGCGTGGTTGTCAAGTTGATCATCGACGCAAACAACTACGCAAGCATAAATGTAACGTCGCAAGTTACGGCTGTAAACACGTGGACCCTGATACGTTTCAGAAGGGCGGACATGACTTTGACGGGTTCAATAGATTGGAACAGCATAAACGCCCTGCAGCTTGAAAAAACGCACAGCTCGGCCCAGACATACAGCTTCTGGATGGACGAGATATGCGCATATCAGTAATGGGAGGTTTAAGTCATGAGTGTTTGGGGCGGTGAATCAATACATAACGCGATTTTAAGCAATTTGACAAGCGCGCCAACAGGTAAAAAAATCTGCAAACTTGAATTTACATGGAACCCGGACGGAACAATTGCGGCAATCAAGTTTTTCGGCGAAAACAACGAGTTACTTTTCACGTTGTCTTTTGTTTGGAACCCTGATGGAACGTTGCAAAGCGTGGCCCGAACATAGGCCCTTTTTTGCGAGCCTATGCGGGAAACCCGCTTTTTAAAAGGCGGGGGTAAAAGCGAGGTGAGTTGAAAATGCAAAACATAAATGAGAAGGTTAGCTGGAAAACAGTGTGGAGCATAAGCAAGTTCAAGGATCCAGACGGCACCATAGCGTCTATGCTTCAGCAGGGCGCAAAAATCGAAGACGTTGCCCGCCAGTTTCCAAAAGCTTTTTTGGGAGAGGAGCAGTTTGAAGGCAACATAGCCTTAAACGAAGGGCTACAGTTGCTGATTGACTTGATTGCCGGCACTGGGACTGGAACACCTTGGAACGCAGCCAACGCCTACCTTGGTGTTGGAGATGGCACAACAGCAGAAAGCGCAGATCAAACTGGACTGCAAGGCACGAACAAGCAGTATAAGCCTATGGACAGCGGCTATCCTCAAAGAACTAACCAGACATGCGAGTGGCGCGCAACTTTCGGCGGGACAGACGCAAACTTCGCATGGAACGAGTTCACGGTTGCAAACGGAAACAGCGACGCGGCAGTAAACCTTAACCGCAAAGTTGTAAGCAAAGGAACAAAAAGCAGCGGTGAAACTTGGACGCTTAGTTTGCAGATAACGTTCAGCTAAACTTCCAAACTTCTTTTCTCATCCGGTGAAGTCTATGGAGCAGCAAGTAGTGTTGAAAATCGTAAGGGTTGGCGACTGTAAACAATGCGGTTTCTGCTGTGGCTTTGTTGATGGTAAAATTACTGAGGGGGCATGTAGCCATCTAACTTCAGACGGGAAATGTAGCATTCACGATAGGCTTAATGAGTTCTGTCCAGAACATGGAAGGACACATGAAAACTGCATTAGTTATCCCACTTTACCGTTGAGGAAACAGAATCCAAAATGCGGATACAGATTCTACATTGAAGGCTCAAACGCTGAAGTAATAAACATCGAGTTGGCTGACTGGGAGTTTCTGAGCCGACATGGATAAACCAATTGCCAAGCTGAAACTGCTTACAACAAAAGGCGAAGTTGTAGATGCTATTCTCTATTGCCATCAAGAAACCACAACAATAGCTGGAACAACATACTACCTTCTAAAGCTGAACACGCCAGCAGACGCTTCTGGAACAACTCTTTCCGCTTCAACAGCAAGCGTTGCACGTGTAGTCTGGGGCAAATTTGTTTACCCGCTTACTGGCATAGCCAAGATTCTAGCCTCAACAATCTACGCAACTTATAGGGCTTACACTGGCGGAGGCACAGTTAACGCTGAAATAGACATTCTAATACGCCAAGCTGACGGAACAGTTAGAACTACAATAGCTACTGGAGTCAGCCCGTCCGCAAACCTTGGAACAGCTTGGGCAACATATACCGGAGCCGATTACAGTTTCGCAGATTACACGGTTGTAGACCAGACGGACTACCTTGAAATAGACTACGTAGCAAACGTAACAGCCAAAAAAGCCACGCAATACGCTTACCTAAGAATAGACGACAACACATTAGCCCTAGCCGACCAGACAAGAAGCCAAGACTGGAGTTTTCAAGCTGCTGGTGTGACA